TGAATTATCGGCGAGTGTACCGAGGGCAGATAACGGTATCTTTGTGAACAAGGCGACTGTATCGACGAGCTATACGATTGCGTCGGGTGATAACGGGATGTCTGCTGGAACGATTACGGTAGCGGACGGTGTAACGGTGACGGTTTCTGACGGCTCGTTCTGGGTTGTAGTGTAGAGGATAATAAATGGCAACGATACTTAAAGCGGGTAACGTAGCATCAGGCGCACAGATAACGTCAGATGCCACGGGTATCTTAGAAATCAGAACGGGTACAGGGGCTGGTACGACTGCGATCACGGTAGGTACGGATCAGGCGGTATCGATTGGTGGGAACAACATCTCAGCGGTCAATAGCTTGGGTTTCCGTAACCGCATCATCAATGGTGACTGTAGGATAGATCAGCGTAATGCTGGGGCGAGTGTTACTCCTGCGGCAGGCCCAGCAAATACCTACCTTCTTGATCGTTGGGCTTACGGATATTCCCAGAACAGCAAGGCATCCATTCAGCAGAGTACAACGGCTCCGGCAGGCTTTACCAACTCTTTGCTGGTAACTTCTTTGTCTGCATATAGTGTTGGCTCAAGCGATTACTTCCTTATAAACCAACCTATTGAGGGCTTTAACATTTCTGATCTTGCGTGGGGAACTGCTTCAGCGCAGTCTGTAACGCTATCTTTTCAAGTGCGATCATCCCTTACCGGAACCTTTGGCGGCTCAATCCGCAACAGCGCAAGTGATCGCTCATACCCATTTACTTATACGATCTCATCGGCAAACACTTGGGAATCAAAGTCCATCACAATTCCGGGAGATACATCAGGCACTTGGGTGACTAATAGCGGCCTTGGCTTGCGGCTAACGTTTGGCATTGGTAGCGGCTCGACGTTTAGCGGAACTGCCGGAACATGGGCTGCGGCTAACTACCAGACCGCCACAGGCGCAACATCAGTAGTCGGAACCAACGGCGCAACCTTCTACATCACCGGCGTACAACTAGAAGCTGGCTCAGTAGCAACACCATTTGAGCGCAGAGATTATGGGCGTGAGTTGATGATGGCACAGCGTTATTATTACCGGATTTCCAGTGGTGCAGCTAACGGTTATTTTTCAACAGGTGGTCAATGGTATGGAAGTACAAGCGGGGCAGTTACTACACCATTCCCTGTGACAATGAGAACAAGACCAACAGCGTTAGAACAATCTGGAACAGCCTCACATTACGCGATGATTTCAAATGCAGGCGGAGCCATAGCATGTTCAGCGGTTCCAACATTTCAAGGAGATACCACAACTTATTTAGCGGTTACTAATTTTACAACCGCATCTGGTGGAACTGCTGGCTACACCACAAACATGTACAGCAATAATGCTTCAGCTTATCTTGGATGGAGTGCCGAACTATGATGTACAAAATGATGCCGACCGTTGAAGGTAAGCCGCAAATTTACGCTCGTATTGACGATGATGGCAAATGCCGTCTGACTTGCACCGAAGACTACCCAGAATTCAAGGCTTGGCTTGCTGAAGGCAACGAACCATTGCCAGCAGATGAAGGAGAATCCAATTGACAGCCTCGATCAAAGCCAATGTTGACGGCAGCGCAGCCATACAGGTAGGTGGTAGTGATGTTATTACGCTGACATCAGGCGGTGCTGCGACGTTCTTAACCAGCCCGACAACGGTACAAGCGGGAACAGCAGCGGCTCCTAGTATTACGTTCTCAGGTGATACGAATACGGGTATTTACTCTCCGGGTGCGGATACCATTGCATTTACTGAGGGTGGTGTTGAGTCGATGCGGATTGATTCTGCGGGGAATATGGGGCTTGGTACTAGTAGTCCGTTTTCAACAGCAGGCTCTACTGTATTAACTGTTGGCGGCTCAAGCAGTAGCACATCGGGTAGATTGTTTTTGAGAGATGCCTCTAATAACAATCAAATTCAGGTTTATATAAGTTCAACTTTTAATGAGTTTAATTCACAATCAGAATTAAATGTCAGGACAGAAGCTGGAGCTTTGAGGTTTACTACAGCTAACACAGAACGCGCTCGTTTTAACGATACAGGGGCATTTGTTCTAGCTGGAGGTACGACTACAGCAAACGGTATCGGCATCACTTTCCCTGCAACACAATCAGCATCGTCTAATGCGAATACGCTGGATGACTATGAGGAAGGTACGTTTAGCCCGTCTTTGGATGGATATTCCGCAATAAACATGACCGTTAGACAAGGTGTTTACGTCAAAATCGGAAAAACAGTTTATGTGCGTGGGAAAATTACTTGGACTTCAAGAACGGTAAGTGCAAATGTATATGTAAGTAATTTGCCATTTAACAGAAGCCAAACAACTTTTGATAATTCAGCTCAGGCACTTCATGTGCAAGAAGCAAACGGAACAACTAGAACATGGCTTCTTCCATACACAACAACTAATAATTGGTATGCGGTAACTGACGGAAGTGGAGTTCCTTCAACTGATCCATACGGAGCAAGCGGAACAATTATTTTTTCTGGCACATACGATACAGATTCTTAATTATCTACACCGGACTAGTGTAGACGGAAAGGAAAACATATGATTACCAAAGAAACCGTTGTGGATCAAATTACAGTAACAGAAAACGGCATCGTGCTGTACCGCGAAGCTACTCGCATCATTGAAGATGGCAAGGTACTGACACAGACGTATCACAGGACTTCTCTGACACCGGGGCAAGACTTAGAAGGTCAACCCGCTAACGTGGTAGCAATCTGCAATGTAGCGTGGACGAATGAAGTCGTATCGGCATATCAAGCAGCGCAAGAAGCTAATCGTTTAGGAGTTTGACATGGCACTTGTTCTTGACGGCTCGGCTGGAGTCAGCGGCGTAGATGGTACTGCGTCCAACCCGTCCTATGAAGGCACAGACAGCAACACGGGCATATTCTTCCCTGCTGCGGATACGGTGGCTATCGGTACGAATGGTACAGAACGGGTAAGGGTAAACGGAACTGGAACAATAACGTACACAAGAACTACGTTGGCTTCTTATTTGTGGGGTTCGTGGAACCCAACAAATTTAACTGGAACGGTAACAACAGCACCGAGTACTGGGACTATAAATGATAGCGATTATGTCACGTTAGCTAATTCATCTGGGACTGTAACTGTGACGTTTGATGTTGCTGGAACGTATATGGTTAATCTGCAAGCAAGTACGTTTCATTCTAATGTGTACGCCTATGATACGTTCTACTTTAATCTCGGCGGAACTGCTACGCTTAGAACAGATCGAGCAACTATTGATATATGGGGTGATTCTGTTAATGATGGTAATTTATTCTCAGGCTTTCCTGTGCTTGTGACAGCGACAGCATCTCAAACATTAACTGTGCAACCGCAATATAGGGTAAGTGGTAGTGGCACAACGTCAAACCATAATGCCGCTGCTGCAATGACTGTTCAGTATTGTGGAGGTTGACAATGACTTTTGAAAAAAGCCCAGAATTTGAGTTGAGAAAAATCCGCAATGCCTTGCTAAGAGATTGTGACTGGACACAGTTTGTTGATTCACCGCTATCTCAAGAACAAAAGCAGGCATGGGCAACTTATCGTCAGCAGTTGCGTGATTTGCCGACAAATTCAAATCCGTCGTTTGACGAAAACGGCGATTTAATTGGTTTTGATTTGCCACAACGACCATAATTGACAACTACAGGCGAAAGTCGCCGCATTGGAGGCAAAGTAATGGAGATCACATTAAAGCTCAGCGTAGAAGAAGTGAATGGGATATTGCAGACGCTGGGACAACTCCCCACAAGTTCAGGGGCGTGGCCTTTGGTGGTGAAGATTAAAGAGCAAGCCGAGGCGCAAGTGCCCCCGCCCGCGCCAGCGGAGGCTGCGTGAAAAATACACCAATCACGTTAAATCTGGTATTAGAAGAAGTAAATGGCATCTTGACCGCCCTCGGTCACTTGCCCTATGCCCAAGTGGTTGGATTAGTTGAGAAGGTCCGTGATCAAGCGTCCGCGCAAATCAATGTACCCAATGGGGCGGAGCAGGATGGGATCGTGAGCCGTGTGCCGGATGCAATGCAATAATTTAGGTGAGAAGCAATGCCGCTACAACCATTACAGTTTAGGCCGGGGCTAAACAAGGAAGTAACGACGCTTGCCGGTAAGGGGGGTTGGTTTGATTGCGACAAGATCCGCTTTCGCGGCGGCTTCCCTGAAAAGATAGGTGGCTGGGCGGCATTGACCTACATCCCATTTCTTGGGGTGGCCAGAACACTTTGGAATTGGATCACGCTCAAGAGTTTTAATATCTTGGGTATTGGTACTAATCTCAAATTCTACGTAGAAAACGGCGGGGAGTATTACGACATCACGCCGATCCGCACGACTACCGCAGCGGGGGATGTAACCTTTGCAGCGGTTACCGTAGCGCCTTTTTCTTCCACCATTACCGTTACTGACAATAACCACGGATGCAATACCGGGGATTTTGTGACGTTTAGTGGTGTAGGGGCTTCTGGCCTTGGCGGCAATATCACGCAAGCGATTTTGCAGCAGGAGTACCAAGTCACCGTTATTAACGTCAATACCTACACCATCCAAGCACGGGTTGTATCGGACATCAATACGCCCGGCGCGGCAGTGTTATCTAACGCGTCGGATTCTGGCAATGGTGGTGCGGCAGTAGTTGGGGCGTATCAGATCAACGTAGGTGCAGCGATTTATACGTCGGGGACGGGCTGGAGTGCTGGTACTTGGGGGCGCGGCGGTTGGGGATCGGCGTTTACCGTAGGTATTGATCAGCAGTTGCGGCTATGGAGTCAAAGTAACTACGGAGAGGACTTGTTGTTCTCCCCAAGAAAAGGACCACTGTATCTGTGGCAGCCCGGTTCTGGCACGGTACCTGCGTTTACTACGCGGGGAGCATTGGTTTCTGGGACGGATGTTCCGTCAGAAATATTTCAAATATTGGTGTCGGATGCCACACGTATTGTGATTGCGTTTGGCTCTAGCGATTATGGCGCGTATGGTACGGCAGCGTTTGATCCAATGTTAATCCGTTGGTCCGCGCAAGAGGACTATTTAGACTGGACTCCAACGGCAACGAATCAGGCAGGAAGTTACCGGCTATCACGTGGCTCTGAAATCATCGGGTCATTGCAAACGCGTCAGGAGATTTTGGTCTGGACGGATGCGGCGTTGTACTCCATGCAGTACTTGGGGCCACCGTTGGTATATGGGTTTAATCTACTTGCTGACAATGTCTCGTTGGTTGGGCCCAATGCAATTGCCACGGGATCGGGCGTTACCTTTTGGATGGGTACGGATAAGTTCTACGTTTACTCTGGTCGTGTAGAGCCGTTGGTGTGCTCTGTTTGGAAGTATATTTACGACGACATTAATCTTGATCAAGGCTTTCAATTCTTTGCTGGTACCAATGAACGGTTTAATGAGGTCTGGTGGTATTACTGTTCTGAAGATTCGAATACGATAGACCGCTATGTGATCTACAACTATGTAGATAATGCGTGGTATTACGGTAACTTGTCGCGTACTGCGTGGTTGGATAGTCCATTGCGGGATTATCCGCAGGCTGCGACAACCGGTGGGTTGATCGTGTTCCACGAAGCGGCGGTGGATGATGGGACGACCAATCCGCCGAGTGCGATTAGTTCGTATATCCAATCAGCGGACTTTGATATTGCTAATGGCGATAAGTATGGGTTTGTCTGGCGGATGATTCCGGATATCACGTTTAATGGCTCGATGACAGAGGATTCAACTGAGCCTGCAGTTCGGTTCAAGATGCGCCCGAGAAAGAATCCCGGTGCGCCGTACAAGGTATCGAATGCGCCGACGGTGGAGTCCACGCAGAACTACAACACCGAAAAAACCTATGAGGTGCAAGAGTTCACGGAGTTGGTGTACACGCGGGTGCGTGGGCGGCAGATGGCGTTTCGCATAGAGTCGGACACACTTGGTACGCAATGGCAGTTAGGTGTGCCTAAGTTAGATATCAGGCCGGATGGTGGCCGATGACGACTTCTGTTGTTGTAACGGACTACACGGAGCTTTTAAAGACAAGAGCGCCTGCGTTGCCGTATGCGCCACCGGAGTACAACCGTAGGTACCACGATGATCTCAACAATATTCTGCGGCTGTATTTCAACACGCTTGATACTCTAATAGGTCAGCTTATGGCGACATCCTTACCTTTACCGATTGCTCCCGGCGGAACAGGGGCGGATGCTTTTGGTCGGCTGCGAGTAAGTGAGCCATATACGCTGTTTGATAGTCAGAACCGCTACGCTGCGGATAATCAGTTTGATGTAGCAACAACAGGAACGGGAACAACCACGTTCTTGTCAAATGAAGCAGCACTCAAAATGGAGGTGACTGGCGCAGGTGTTGGTTCAGTCAAACGACAGACATACCGTTCGTTCCCGTATCAGCCGGGGAAGGGCTTATTGGTGCTTGCTACGTTTGTCATGGATAGTAGCATGAGCTTGAATCTGACACAGCGGGTCGGCTACTACAACGACCAGAATGGCGTGTTTTTCCAGCGCGTAGACGGTGTGTATTCGTTTGTGTTGCGGTCTAACTCAACACCAACACCCGGCACACCGAGCGATGTCCGGACCGTGAATCAGTCTTCGTGGAACGGTGACAAGCTAGATGGCACGGGAGAGTCTGGTTTAACGCTTGATCCAAGCAAAGCGCAGATTTTGTGGATGGACTTTGAGTGGTTAGGTGTTGGCAACGTACGTTGCGGATTCATTATTAACGGCGAGTACATTGTCTGCCATACGTTTGAAAACGCCAACGATATCACCTCGGTGTACATGACCACGGCAATCTTGCCTGTGCGCTACGAGATTATTAGCGTTACCTCTGCCGTAGCTGCTTCGATGAAAGCCATTTGCTGTTCGGTGATATCAGAGGCAGGATTTGAGCAGACTTCGATTGATCACGTCGCTCGGCGCACTACTGAATTTACAAATATTACGACAGCGACCACGTTCTTCCCGATTGTGTCGATTCGTTTGGCATCCAGCCGTTTAGGTGCAGTAGTGTTACCAAATAGAGTACAGTTTTTGCCATTGACAAGCCAAAACTATGAGGTAGCCCTGTTAAAAAACCCAACCCTGACAGGGGCGACTTGGGCGGCAACGGTGCCAACGGACAGTAATGTGGAGTTTGATGTTGCAGCAACGGCAATATCCAACGTAGGTTCGATTGTTCAGACGGACTATGTGACTTCTACCGGCAGTGGCGGGACACAAACGACAAGTGCGGCTACCGGATACAACTGGGATTTGCAATTGGGTGCGTCGATTGCCGGGGTAAGTGATATCTATACGCTGGCCGTACGCACGGTTAGCGGTGCGACAAATGGCAGCGGTGTGGGGTCGATCTCCTTCTATGATTTAACGCAGTAATGCTAGATAATTCAGGCAATTGTTCTTGACAGGAAACGAACATGGCGACTAACGAACAAGGCATCATGGCGCTGCCAGAAGGGCAGCAAGCAGCTATGCCACAGCTAAGCTACATGGATTCCTATGACGCGGTGCGGCAGGGGTTCAAGCAAGCCCGCCCGGACGTGGACTTGGAAGTCCAAGAGGCCATGGACCAAATGAAAGGGGGCCTCGATCAGTTATCCGATGAGCAGCTTCAATCGTTCATTGACGTGGTCAAGTTCCTGTATGAGAACCCTGACCAATACGCCAAAGAGATTGCGCAGGCGGTTCAAGACGGGGATTTGGAGGCTGGTCTCTTTCCGGAAGAGTATGACGAGGAGTTCCTAAGCACGTTATTAGCGGTGCTGATGGATGAGCAGCGTTCTCGTGGCGCGGGTACTGGCATGATGATGCCCCCTCCGCAGCAGTTTGCCCGTGGGGGCATTGCTGAAGCAGCGCGGCTCGTGGCCAGCCAAGGCCGTAACGGTGACACCATGCTGGCGCATATTACCCCAGCGGAAATGCGGCTGTTAAAGTCGCGTGGCGGTTCGGGGACGATTAACCCAGTAACCGGCTTGCCTGAGTTTTTTATTGGGGGGTTGATTAAAGGCATTGGGAAAGCCATTACCGGGGTAGGTAAGGCCGTTGTTGGTGCGGTAAAGAGCGTATTAAAAAGCCCGATTGGTCGGATGGTGGCCACCATTGGTCTATCCATGGCTCTCGGACCTGCGGGTCTTCAACTAATGTCAGGATCCTTGGCAGCAGGCGTTGCCTCTGGTGCAGTGACCGCACTATCTGGCGGCAGTTTAAAAGATGTTTTGATCAATTCGGTGGTTGGCTTTGCCAGTGCACCGGGCGGCCCTGTTTCTGATTTTGTTGGCAAATATACTGGCCAATTTATTAGTAATCCTACGGTGTTAGCTGCTGCCAATGCGGCAGTTATTGGTACAGGCGCAGGTTTACTGCAAGGCCAAAACCTTAAACAAGCTATTCAGGGCGGCCTGACTCAAGGCGCTATTGCTGGAACGATTGCTTATGCACAAGGAGCGGCACCTGCAAAAGCTAATGCAGATGCAGCGACGGCAGCCTCACAAGGAACAACTGCAGTCGCTGCCGAAGCGGATGATGCAATCGCCCGCGTGGCAAAGTTCGGTAGCCCAGACATTGATGAGTCGCAAATAGCAAATGTTAGTACGGCTCCCGGGAGACCCGGAGAGATCGTAAAACAAACGGTCATGAAAGACGGGCGGGTGTATGAGCAATCTTTTGCGGCAACTAACCGTCCGACGGTGGTTGGGGCAGATGGCAACTTGGTTGATCTTGAAGTACCCCTTGGCCCAACTAAATTAGTATCACAAGGCGCAGTACAGCCTGCTTCCGCTGCGGGGCCTACAGGCGGGTCAAGTTATACAGGTGGCTCCCCACTTGCCCAACCTAGCCTGTCTGGAACTGCGCCAGATGCGATGTACGATTTGGCCAGTGGGGCAGGAAGAATCGGCGTAAGGCCGCCTGCGGGGACTTCCTTCCAACCCGGTCTGGGTACGGATACGCTGCGGTATCCCGCAGGGATGGGCGCAGTAGAAATGCCCAATATTCCTGCTGCTCCTGCAGGCGTAGCCGGTGGAGCGACACCGGGCGGCACGGGCGGTGTTCCGGGCGTAGGAGCTTCTTTGAGCCGGGCCGGTAGTGGCGTAATGGATATTGCCAAAGGCAATTTCTCCCAAGGCTATGAGCAGCTAAAAGGAGGCTTGGGCGATTTATTCTTCCCCGGTGGTCCTACACCTGATCAAGTGGCGGCAATTGAAAAACAGTATGGCGTAGGTACAGCAGCAGCAAAGACGGCTATTGAACAAGCGACCCCCGGAGCGTTTCGTACTTACGGCCCCGGCGTAGCAGCAGGCATTACTGCTTTAGGATTGGCTGGGGGGTTTGAGCAGAAACAACCGCCTGCTAGCCCATTTGCTCAACAGATGCGTCAGCCAATTGATCTCTCCGGAGATCCTTCCGCATACTACGTGCAAGGTTTGCCGGGCGTTCAATACAATGAGCGGGGGGAAATTATTGGGTCCACAGCATGGTCCCCACAACAGACCATGGAAGATATCCGAGTAGCTACCCCAAGTTATATCGACTATGGCCCAATGACCTATCAGGTACCTCGTTATTACAATGAGGGAGGTATTGCCGCTTTGGCACGGGGCGGCTATCCTAGACGTATCGGTCAGATCCAAGGACCGGGGACCGAGACCTCCGATGATATCCCCGCCATGCTCTCTGACGGTGAGTTTGTCATGACTGCCCGCGCCGTGCGCGGCGCGGGAAACGGCAGCCGCCGTGAAGGCGCGAAAAAGATGTATGCGCTCATGCATCAGTTAGAACGTAACGCGGCACGAGGATAATCATGGCAGAAATTACCGAACAGATAGTCCGGGAAGCCCCGGAGATTGAGAAGATCAAATTAGGTCTTCTCCAATCAGCCAAAACGCTTTCTGAAACGCGTCCTTCCCTTCCTGCCTACCAAGTAGCCGGACTTACCCCTGAGCAACTTGACGCGATGAAAAGGGGCGTATCGGGCATTGGTGCCTATGCGCCGTTTATGCAGGCTGCTCAGACAGCGACAACTGCAGGTGCCGGGATGCTTGGTCAAGGAGCAAATATTCTGACTGGTGCGGACACTCGCGCTCAATTTGAAGCAGCGAGGCAAGCATTACAGCAAGCGGCTCCTAGCTTTGGACAAGCGCAAGGCGTACTAGGTCAGGGGGTAGGTGCCTTAGCAGGGGCCGCACAGGGGTTCACCCCTTCAAATGTGCAAGCCTTCATGAACCCGTATCAGCAACAGGTAATTGAGGAGTCCCTGCGGCAGATTAATCGCCAAGGCGATATTGCACGTCAAAACCTACAAGCTCAGGCTGTACGTGCTGGCGCGTTTGGCGGTTCGCGGGAAGGGGTTCAACGTGCAGAATTAGAGCGCGGTTTGTCAGAACAGCGTAACGCGGCGATTACAGGCACGTTGGCGCAGGGGTATCAAAGTGCCGCGCAACAGGCTCAACAAGCCTTTGAGCAGCAGCAACAGCGTCAGTTGGCACAGGCACAAGGCTATCAAGGTGCCGCAGGGCTTTATGGCAATCTTGAGGCACAACGCGCAGGGCTTGGTCAACAGGCAGCCGGGATGTATGGCACCCTTGCTCAACAGCAGTTTGGTGTGGGTTCACAGCTTGCAGCAGGGTTAGGCTCACTGGGTACGCAATTGGGCGCAGTCGGCTTGCAGCAAGGCCAGTTGGGCGAGGCCGCACAGCGCTTAGGGCAGCAGGATGTCAGCTTCCTGTATGGGCTTGGTCAGCAGCAGCAGGCGCAACAGCAGCGGGAGTTGGATGCATTGCGGGCAACACAACTGCAGTCCGCGTACCAGCCCATGCAGCAACTGGCATTCTTGTCGGATATCTACAAGGGTGCGCCGTCCACGCAGATGGCATTGACTACGCAAGCGGCACCTACCCCGAGTCCGTTCCAGCAGATCGCGGGCCTCGGTACGGGCTTGTTGGCTACTGGAGCAGCAATAAAACAGGCAGGCGGCCTTTTCTAAGGAACGGTAATGAAAGAAGAAATCCTGAAGAGAAAAATGTTCTCTGAGCCGGTGTCCAAGAAGACGATGAACTCGGGCATCATGCAAGGTTTTGAGGATGAGATGGAAGATGAAATGGAGGATGAGGCAGAAGATATGCCGCCGATGGCGCGTACGCCTCAGAATCCTGAAATCTTGATGAACAATCTTCGTGGGGATATTCGTTCCGTTGATGCACGTTACCTTGAACTGGCACAGATGGTTGGAGAGCAGGCTGCAAGCGAGACACCGCCAGAGGTCCTTGCGATGCTTCAGCCTCAATTGGCTGCTCCGCAAGCTCCGCCTACGGGCATGGCAGCAGGAATAGGTGCATTGCCACAAGCGCCACAAGGGATGCCTCAAGGTGCACCAATGATGCCGCCGGGCATGGAGGGTGCCGCCCCTTTTTCGGAGGGCGGGGCTAGCCAAGCTCCGCCTACTCCTGATGGTATGCCTCCGCTTCGCGCACAAGGGGGCATGTTTGTTACGCAGGGTAATCGCCTCGATCAGTTGCAAGGCAACATGGATCGGATGTTGGCTTTGGCCTCGGGCAATATTCCGCCTGAGCAGATGACTGACGAAGATCGACGCTTGCTCCAGCAGTACAACATGGGCATGGGTTTTAGCGGCAGCCTTCGTGACGTTGCTCGTCAAGGCGTAGGCAGAATCAGTAGTGCGCTAGAGCCTTATCTTGCACGTGGGATGGCGGCCGTTGATCGCTTTATGCCGAACTTCCAAGGCTTCCGTGTAGCGCCATTACGTGGCCCGGATGCAGGCCGCATGGTTGTACAAGGTAGAGAAAATATTCGGGTAGGTCCTGAAGGGATGCCTGTTGCAGGCACTGGTACAAAGTTTGAACGTGCTAATACACTCGATTTTGGCCGTATTCCATTTTCTCAAGCGTTGAGCGAATCGATTAGATTAAATCCAAGAGCCACAATAGCTGCCGGTGGCGTAGGTGGTGGTACAGCAGCGGCAATGTTGGCAGGGATGGACGGCGGTAGAGATATCAGCAATATTCCCCCCGATCAGCTTGCCGCGACGCTGGATCGGATTAATCAGATTCCTGTAGAAGCGCCTCCGGCCGCTCCTCCAGCAGCAGGCGGTGAGCCTCCTGCAACGGCTACGATTAATCGTGTGATGGGCGAAACACCCGACATGGGGATTGGTCCGTTCAAAACGGAACTGCCTCCTGCACCGACAAAGACAGAAACTGCGCCTGCTGCACCACCAAAAGCAGAGCAGGATATGGCGACCTTCATCAAAGACAAATTGAAGGAAGAAGCGCCTGCCTTGACTCGCGGCGAACGGATCAAGCAAGAGTTCAAAGAGCTTGCGCCAACTTTCAAAGAACTGTTGGGCGATACCAAATCGGATATCCGCACCAATGCGCTTTTGATGTTGGCAGATGCGGGCTTTAAGTTTGCCTCTACCTATAAGCCAACGATAGGAATGGCGCTGGGTGAGGCACTCTCTGGTGTGCCAAGAGGCTTTGCTGCATTGGTGGCACAAGCGCGTGATCGTGACATCAAGATCAATACAGCGGCATTGCAACAGGCGGTAGATAACGTCAACCTGCAAGACAAGTTGGCACGTGATCTGCAACTGAAGCAACTGGATGTCTACGGCCGTACTTTGGTTGAGCAGATGAGGGGTAACGCTCGTATCAGAGAAGCGGTGCTGAAGGGCGATTACGATCTGGCGATGAAGCAGTTGGAGAACCAAGGCTTCGTCTTCAAGGATGGTGGCATGGGCATGACCATCATGGAGAAGAAGAACGGTACTTTTGAAGGCTCGTTCATCCGTCCAGACAAAGAGGGCAATCCTCCGCCAGTGGTCAAGCAGGCTATTGACAGTAACTACACCCTGCGTCCGACAGACAATCCGTTTGTCACGAATCGTGGCCCAGCGCCTACAACGGTTGAAACAGACAAAGGTGAGCGCGTTAAGCTCGGCAATAGCTTGCGTAGCTTGGACAACAGCCTGCGGATGTTAAATGATGTGCGTGGCCAATACTCGCAACTGTATAGTCCCGGCACGTGGTT